AGGACAATCGGGGGCCGCACTTTTGTTTACAATACGAAGACTGGGGCGACATTTGATTTGGGTACAGGATCGGAGTTGCCAGAGGCTTATACTAAGGGGTTGGCGTTGATCAATGAGCAGTTTACAGAGGGTACGCCTGAATACAATCGGGCTGTTCAAGATTTGACCGATCGCACCTTGGGTTATGATGTTACATTGGGCGAAACTGCTTTTGGTGGACAGCCTGCGGCTGAGGCTGCTGGGCCGTTTGCTCCAACCGAAGCAGAAACAGTTTTATTTAGCAGACTGCCTGATAACATTTTCACTGAGGACAATATGGTGGACTCAGAAAAACTGGAGGCAGAACTGGCAAAGATGGATTTCCTTTCCCCCGAAGAGGTTGAGAGGATGCGTCGGTTTGCTGCCTCTCAGTCTGCTAATCGCAGGAGAGGGGCTTATTTGAAGGCAACTGAAGAGAAACCTGCGGAGCCAGTGCCAGCAGGTACAAACTATATAGGTATGATGCCCATCCCAAGAGGTGGCACCATCCGTGAACTTTTAAGTGCAGGTCCTGGACCTCAGCTAGGTTCAGTAAGACCATCATACAGAGTTCCGTCAGTAGTTCCTGGCCAGCCTGGACCAGGCATCCCCGAGAGTGGGGGTGTGGTTGGAGCGGGCCGTTTGGCTGCTAGTCAACCTCCAGAACTTGGAGGACCAAATGTTCCCGTGGTAAGACCATCGGCTAGAGTTCCAGCAGTTGTAACGGGGCAACCTGGTCCAGGAATCCGTGGAGGAATGGAAGCTACTGGTCGAGGAAGAGTGGCTGCTAGTCAGGTTCCCTCTCAAGAGGTAGATTTCGCTCAAGGTCCAATGGCTACTTCCGCGAAGAGAACCATAGGACCTATAGTCGAAGATATTAAAAAGCGTATAGAAATTTTTGAGGATGCAGGTTTGAGCTTCAGCTTTAATAGGGCTAAGAAACTTGCCCAGGAACGAGTAAGAAGCGAGCAGGGTCGAAATCGGAAAACGGTTCTCAAAGAACTTAAAGACATTGATCTAAAAAGGATTGGTAGAAAACCTAAGAACGCTTCCGAAGCAAAAGCCCAAAGTACGATGCTTGAGGTGTTAATGGAAATGCTTAATATGGGCCAAGCTCCCTTGGTCAACTACAACGATCCTCGTATGCAACCACAGCCTCTGTTGCCCGTAGAATAGTATGCCAGAAATCGTTGGATCATATCCCTCTCAAGAAGAGCTTGAGAGGAGGCGACAAGCAGCCGCCGGATTACCTGTGGAAACAGGACCCGGCGTTGGCCGCACCATTAGTGGTCTGGGCGTTGATGTTGTTGGCGGCGGCTTATCAGCCGCTGCCGGGTATGCCCTGGCTCCTGCAACATTTGGTTTATCTATACCCGTATTGGCTATTGGTGGTGGCATGGCTTCCAATTATGCAGCCCAAAAAATCGAGGGCGAAGGATTTTCCCTTGGCCGCATGATAGCCTCTG